CAAGAACATCAAAGCCGAGATGAAAGCTGGCAAGCCTAAAAAGCAAGCCGTAGCTATTGCTTTGAATGTAGAGCGTGATAATGCCAAAGGTGCAAGAAAAGCAACATTAGAAGAAGCCTATGGCCGTTTTCTAGGTGAAAGAGATGAGTGACGGACTGTACGCTAACATTCACGCTAAAAGAGCTAGAATAAAAGCTGGATCAGGCGAAAAAATGGCTAAAAAAGGTGCTGAAGGCAGACCATCTGCCCAAGACTTTAAAGATGCTGCCAAAACTGCCAAACCACGCAGAGATGTTATTGCTGAAAAAATGAAGGATATGTAATGGCTGACTATGAACGCAAAGACAGTAACTACAAAGCCAAGCACGGCAAAGAACCACAAGTATTACACCCTACAAATAGTGCTGGCAAGCCAAGTAGCCTACGCAAGTTACAACAAGACCGTATGAACCGTAGATCAATAATTGCCGATAAAGTAAAAGATTTAGACAAAGAGGTTGCATAATGAAACCTATGAGCCGAAGCTACAAGAAAGAAGATGCCATGCTACGCAAAGAGCATGAATCAACGCTAGAAAAGAACCAGCGTTTACGATTAGAGCGTAGAGCAGCCATCGCTAACAAATTGAAAGATTTGGATAAAGAAGTTAAGTAATGGACTTTAGTCGCTTAACTAATCCTGACGCATATAAGCAAGCGTTAGCTGGTTTACTCCGCAGAGGTGGAGAAGTCACGGATTACATAGCAACTGCCCCTGAAAAAGCTGGGCAAACCATTCTTGAAGGCCACCAAAGAAACAAAGAGCTACAAGCACAGGCTTTTGCCAACCCAAATCGCCCATTTCAAGTAACAAATCAACAGGCTATGGGTGAATTAGGTGACAGAATGTTGGCTGGCCCACTAAGCGTTGCACCAGCAGGTATTACTGCTTTCCACGGTACACCACACCTGTTTGATAAGTTTGATAAATCAAAGATTGGCACAGGATCAGGTAATGATTTTGGTTATGGTGCGTATTTTGCTGAATTACCTGAAACAGCTAAAGGTTATACAGTTTTACCAAACCAAAGTGAACGCATTAGGTTAGGTGACAAAGTTGTTGAAACAAAATCAACTGAAGGTCAATTACTTAATGATGTTTATAATTTAGGCAGAAAAGCCGCAATAAAAAAATACCCTGACCAAGCTGACTATATTAAATCAATAAACCCTAATGACATGATGTTTGAGGGTGGCAACTTATTGAAAACAGATATTCCTGATGACTATATTCCAAAGATGATTAATTGGAGCTCGTCAACACAGACACAAGAAATACAAGATTTGCTGAAAAAAGCTGGTTTACCTTCTAATATTAGAGGTGAGGATATATATTTTTCCGCAATAGAAAGGGCTGGTAGTAGTGATGCCCAAAAATCAGGCTTTCAAAAGGCTTCCGAATATCTAAATTCTATTGGCATTAAAGGTATAACTTACCCACAAAGAAGCTACGATAATGATGCTATTAGTAAAAACTATGTAGTATTTGACCCTACTGATGTAAAGATACTAGAACGCAACAGCGAACCACTTACTCGTAAAGAGTTACTACAAGAGCAAATAGACAAAATAGCCAAATAAAGGCTATACTTAACTTATCTTAATCAACCACTTGGTAAAGGTATGGATACTAAATTAGAGAAAACTGCTGTTAAGCGTAAACCACCTAGAGCTGGTATGGGTAGACCACTAGGTGTGCCTAATAAGGCTACAGCCAACGCTAGAGAAGCGATTGCCAAATTTGTAGAGGGTAACTCGCACAAGATGGAAGAATGGCTTGTACAGGTCGCAGAAGGCGTTAGAAACGATGACGATAAATACATTGTTTTACCTAACCCTGAGAAGGCATTTGGTATGTTGCAAAGCGTCATGGAGTGTCACTTACCTAAATTAGCTCGTACTGAACATACAGGCGATGAAGATCAGCCAGTTAAAGTCATTCACGAACATAAGTTTCTAGATTGAAAGAAGTAGTTAAACGGTACGAATACCCGTATAAAGCTAGAGATGCGTTCTTAGACTTTCATAAGAGAGATGAGCGTTGGGCTGTACTTGTTTGCCACAGACGAGCAGGTAAGACAGTAGCCACGATATGCGACACTATCCGTAGGGCTATCATGGAAAAGAAACCTGATGGCAGATACGCCTACATTGCACCCTACTACGCACAAGCTAAGAACATTGCTTGGGATTACTTACTCAAGTTTGCAGAGCCAGCCATTGTCAAGGCCAATCAATCAGAATTATGGGTTGAACTGGTCAATGGGGCTAAGATAAGACTGTTTGGTGCTGATAACCCTGATGCTTTGCGTGGTTTATACCTTGATGGCGTAGTTCTTGATGAGTACGCTGACATGAAACCTAGGTTATGGGGTGAAATTGTAAGACCATTACTGACAGACAGACAAGGGTGGGCTACTTTTATCGGTACACCTAAGGGCCATAATGCCTTTTATGACATATACAACGAAGCCCAAAAGAACGATAACTGGTATGTTAAGACACTAAGAGCAGACCAATCAGGCTTGTTGCCATTGGCTGAATTAGAAGATGCTCAAGCTACCATGTCTAACAACCAGTACGAACAAGAGTTCTTATGTAGCTTTGAAGCTGCCATACTTGGTGCTTACTATGGCCAAGAAATGCGTAGGATTACAGACCTTGAGCGTATTACAACGGTTGATTACGACCCTATGTTCCCTTGTCATACTGCTTTTGACCTTGGATTTAACGATTCCACATCTATTTGGTGGTTTCAGGTGGTTTACGGTGAGATACGGGTACTCGATCATCACTCATCTAACGGTCAACCCATATCATTTTATACAGGCTTACTTGCCCAAAAAGAAGATGAATTTGGGTACAAATATGGCTATCATTACCTACCCCATGACGCTAGAGCAAAAACACTAGCAAGTGGTGGTAAGAGCATAATCGAGCAAATTGCGACAAAAATTGACATAAAACACCTAAAAATTGTTCCAAACCTGTCAATTCAGGATGGTATTCAAGCAACACGACTTGCATTAACTCGAACTTGGTTTGATAATAGATGCGAAGAAGGTATCGAATGTTTACGACAATATCAGCGAGAGTGGGATGATGATAAGAAAGTATTTAGAGATCGCCCGAAGCACGATTGGACAAGCCACTCAGCAGATGCGTTCAGGTATCTCAGCATTGTTTGGAAAGATGAGGATAGCCCTATCCTTAAAGATTCAAGAATTACAGGACTTCATGTTGGGCAAACGGATGTAACGCTTAACGAGATGTGGAAAGAAACCCCTAAAATAGTTAACAGGAGAATATAAATGACAACAGCAGCCGCAACCTTCGCATTACCCTACGAGCATGTAGCAGCTTCCCAAACCGCCCAAGTATTAGGAAGCACAGGTGCAACAGGCGATTATTTACACCGCTTAGTTATTACAGTATCCGCTACAGCTACTTCTACTGTAAGCCTGTTAGACAATACTACATCCCATGTATTAGTAGCCGCTAACTCCGCAATCGGTGTTTATTCCATTGAAATGAACACTTTTTCTAAAAATGGTGCTTGGAAAATAACAACGGGTGCTGGTGCAGAAGTAATAGCAATAGGCAACTTTACCTAGGATTAAACATGGAACATACATACCAAGATTGGTACAACTGCATAGCCCAATATGAGCGTACTTATAAGGAATGGGAAGGCAGAGCCGATAAGATTGTCAAGCGTTATCGTGATGATTCTCGTAGCCGAAACAATCCTAACGCTAAGTTCAATATCCTGTGGAGCAATGTCCAAACCATTACCCCAGCAGTATTCGCAAGACTTCCAAGACCTGATGTAAGCCGTAGATTCCGTGACAACGACCCAATTGGTCGTGTTGCTTCTATGATGCTTGAAAGAGCATTGGAGTATGAGATTGAACATTACGGTGACTACGCTAGTGCCATGAAGCAAGCGGTTCAAGACCGTTTACTTGGTGGCCGTGGTACAGCTTGGGTTCGTTATGAGCCACATATTGTTGGCCAACAAGCTGGCATGGGTGAAGGTGCTCCTGATGATGGCTTTCAAGTTACTGAAGATACAGACGAAGCTGAAACCGAAGGCGGTATTTATCGTGAAGATCAAGAACGCATTGAGTACGAATGTGCTCCAGTTGACTATGTTTACTGGCGTGACTTTGGTTTAACCGTTGCCCGTACATGGGAAGAAGTAACTGCGGTATGGCGTAAGGTTTATATGGAACGCCCTGCCTTGGTTGAACGCTTTGGTGAAGAACTAGGCGGTAAGATTCCCCTTGATACAAAGCCTGAAACATCTAAATCATTCAATGAAAAGATGGGCGAAGGTTCAAGAGAAGCCTTAATCTATGAAATTTGGGATAAGACTTCAGGTCAAGTGATTTGGTTATCTAAGTCTATGGGGCAGATTCTTGATACCCGTGATGATCCACTACAGTTAGAAAACTTTTGGCCATGTCCAAAGCCAATGTTTTCAACGCTTACAACTGACAGCTTAATTCCTGTACCTGATTTTGTTCTATACCAAGACCAAGCAAGACAGCTAGATACACTTGCTGACCGTATTGATGGATTCATTCAAGCCCTTAAAGTACGGGGTGTTTACGATGCAGCAGAGCCATCATTAGCCCGTTTATTCTCTGAAGGTGAGAACAACACACTCATTCCAGTTAAGAATTGGCAAGCTTTTGCTGAAAAACAAGGTATGGCAGGAGCTATTAACCTTGTAGATATTGCCCCAATCGCCCAAGCATTGAATATGTCTTATCAGGCAATGGAGCAAGTTAAGGGCCAAATCTACGAGATTATGGGCATTGCTGATATTCAGCGTGGACAGACCGACCCTAATGAAACGCTTGGTGCTCAGATTATCAAGTCAAACAACGCTTCAGGGCGTTTAAAGACTATGCAACATGATGTAGTGAACTTTGCTACAGCGTTGCTACAAATCAAAGCACAGATTATTTGCCAGCACTTTACCGATGACACCATCGTTAAGATTTCAGGTGCAATGCAGTTAAGTCCGCAAGATCAACAGCTTATCCCTCAAGCTTTACAGTTATTAAAGGATGAACCTGCTAAGAACTTCCGTATTGAAGTAACTACGGATTCAATGATTTATCAGGATGAACAACAAGAGAAGCAAGACCGTGTTGAGTTTCTAACAGCCGTAAGTCAGTTTATTCAAACTGCATTGCCAGTAGCTCAAGGCGTACCTGAATTAACACCATTGTTGATGGAGATGCTCAAGTTTGGTGTAACAGCGTTTAAAGCTGGTAAAGGTCTTGAAGGTCTTATTGATGAAACTGCGGATCAATTCCGTCAACAAGCCGAACAAGCTAAAGGTCAACCTAAACCACCTACTCCTGAACAGATTAAGCAACAAGGTGAGATGCAGAAGTTAGAGATGCAATCTCAGTTAAAACAACAGGAAATGCAAGCTCAGATGCAACTTGAACAGCAGAAGATGCAGATGCAAGTTGAGATGGAGCGAGCCAAGCAAGAATATCAATCTCAAGAAACTCAAGTCCGTATGCAGTTAGAAGAACAGCGTAACGACAAAGAGCGTGAGATGGAAATGAGAATTGCTCAAATGAAGATGAACACAGAGCGTAACACTCAGCTATTGCTTGCTTATGTTAATAACGGTGCAAAGGTTGAAGTAGCCCAAATCTCTGCTGGCATCAATGGCGGTGAAGGATTACCACAAGCCTATGATTTAGATGAAGATATGGCTAAAGCTATGGAACATCCATTACAACCCATTGCTAGTGCTATTGAGCAAGGTAATCAACAAATGACTTTGGCTTTATCTGATCTTATCAATACAATGAACGAAAACCAAAACAGGCCAAAGCAAGTAATTAGAGGTCAAGACGGCCGTATAGTTGGCGTACAGTAATGATTACTCAAGCAGAAGTTCTTACATATTTTGAATATAAAGACGGTAATCTT